GGATTGGATGCACACCAAACAGTCAGCCACTTTAATGACCTATTGCTCTAAGATTGTATCTGTTGGCAGGGTAAAGTGGATTGAGGGTAGTAAGAATACTGGCAAGGATAACTGTTGCTGGTATTTGTTTGACGTAACTGGGGACACTAAGCCCACAGAGTTTTATGGGAGACTTCAATGATTACTGCTGAAGAACTTAATCAGATGGGCTACGAATACTATAGTGCAGAGGATGAACCTAAGCCCCTTAGTGAAAATAACCCCCTGTGGATGGTAAGGGAGTTTTCTCGTATCACCCAACAGCTACCAAACCCTGCACTGTATGCAGCACTGATTGCAGAAGAGCATGGGGAGTGGCACTCTGAGTATCTTCAAGACACCACCACAGAGCAACTAAAAGAGCTTGCTGACCTTGTATATGTTACCTATGGTTATGCTCTCGCTAAGGGGTGGGACTTGACTGAGGCTGTCTACAGGGTGCATAAGAATAATATTGGTCGTTGTATCCAACCAGATGGTTCGATTAAACGACGAGAAGATGGAAAGATTATGAAAAACCCCAACTACCCAAAGGTGGACCTTAATGACTTGGTTTGAACGCTACTGGAAATACCTCCTTACATGGAGAGCACACCGCAAGGTCATTAAAGAGCTTAATAGCTTGACCGACAAGGAACTGTCTGATATTGGTATTAACCGCCATGATATTGACCGACTTGTATGGCTACCAGAAGATAAACAAAAAAGAGGAATGCGATGAGCAACCACCTTCCAACTGACTACCAAGCCTTCATTCACACCTCTCGTTATGCACGGTGGCTTGAAGATGAACAACGCCGTGAAAGCTGGTCCGAAACTGTATCCCGTTACATCCAGAACGTAGTTGTCCCTACGACCCGTGATGAAATTGTTGTAGGTGACATCGAAGAGGCTATCCTTGGCCTCGAGGTCATGCCTTCTATGCGGGCTGTAATGACTGCGGGACCTGCCCTTAGCCGTGATAATACTGCGGGGTATAACTGTTCTTATCTACCAGTAGACGACCCTAAGAGCTTCGATGAGGCTATGTTCATTCTGCTTTGTGGGACTGGTGTTGGTTTCTCTGTTGAACGACAGTATGTGACAAAACTCCCAGAGGTTCCTGAGAATCTGTTCAAGAGTGAAACTACGGTTATCGTTAAAGATAGCAAAGAGGGTTGGGCTAAGGCACTACGTCAAGTTATTGCACTTCTTTACTCTGGGGAAATTCCTAAGTGGGATGTAACTAAGGTTCGACCTGCTGGTGCTAAACTCAAGACCTTCGGTGGCCGTGCCTCTGGTCCTGCCCCTCTGGTGGAACTGTTCAACTTTGTCGTTGCTAAGTTTGTTGGTGCTAAAGGCCGTAAGCTATCCTCCATTGAATGCCATGACATCATGTGCAAGATTGGTGAGGTAGTTGTTGTTGGTGGTGTTCGTCGTTCTGCGATGATCTCTCTTAGCAATCTCTCTGATGACCGTATGCGTCATGCTAAGAGTGGTGCTTGGTGGGAGAACGAACCCCAACGTGCCTTGGCTAACAATTCGGTAAGCTACACTGAGAAACCTGATGCAGTCTCATTTATGCGTGAATGGATGGCTCTTGTCGAGTCTGGTTCAGGTGAACGTGGGGTCTTTAACCGTCAGGCATCTGCCAAACAAGCAGCTAAGAACGGTCGTCGTGATGCATCGTATGAATTTGGGACTAACCCTTGTTCAGAGATTATTCTCCGACCCTATCAGTTCTGCAACCTTACCGAAGTTGTGGTCCGGTCTACTGACAGTATTGAAGATTTGGAACGTAAAGTAAAACTGGCAACGATCCTTGGGACTATCCAGTCTACCTATACGCACTTCCCATATCTTCGTAAGATTTGGCAGACTAACACCGAACAAGAACGTCTGTTGGGGGTATCTCTAACGGGTATCATGGACAATCCCTTGCTGACGACAAAAAATGCAGCATTGGATAAGACCTTGGGGCACTTGAAGAATGTTGCTATTGCTACAAATGCTGAGTGGGCTGAACGCCTTGGCATCCCTACCTCTGCTGCTATTACCTGCGTTAAACCTAGTGGAACAGTCTCGCAGTTGGTTGACAGTGCTTCTGGTATTCATGCTCGGCACTCAGCCTATTATATTCGGACTGTTCGTGGTGATGTTAAAGACCCTCTGACGCAATTTATGAAGGATCAAGGTATTCCTTGTGAACCGTGTGTAATGAAGCCTGACAGCACTGTAGTGTTCTCGTTCCCTCAGAAGGCTCCTGAAGGTGCTGTCGTAACCTCTGACCTGACTGCTATCGAACAGTTGGAGATGTGGTTGGCATATCAACGTAACTGGTGTGAACATAAACCATCTGTCACTATTAACGTGAAGAGTGACGAATGGTTTGAGGTAGGTTCTTTCGTCTACAAACACTTCGATGAGATGTCTGGGGTGTCATTCCTACCTTACAATGAACACACCTATCAACAGGCACCTTACCAAGAGGTTGGACGTTCTGACTATGAGATGCTACTGTCACTTATGCCAGAGAAGATCGACTGGTCTAAGCTGAAAGAGTATGAAGCTGACGATAGCACTAAGGGTTCCCAGACATTTGCATGTGTTGGTGGTTCTTGTGAGATCGTAGACTTAACCTAACGGCGGGGGCTTCGGCCCCCTCCTTATTCTGGAGAACTTATGTCTGTTCGTAAACGGTTCGATAGGGCTTTGTATGAAGCCTACGACCAAAAAGCTAAGGATGCCCTAACAGAGCATCTCCGTGATCGTGGCCATAGTGTAGAAGTCAAGAAGGAGGATTACTATGTAGATGTCGTATCAACAAAGAATGGTAACACCTATTACAACGAGGCTGAGGTGAAGATCGCATGGGAAGGTGATTGGCCTAAAGACTGGGCTGAAATCCGTATCCCTGAACGTAAGACACGTCTCCTTAAGAAATACCAGAACGAGACTGGTTTCCTAAACTTCTACATCTTCGACAAGAACCTTGCACAAGTCTGGCGTATTCGAGATACTTCATTACGACAAGACCGTCTTAAGGAAGCCAAGGGTCGATACATCCAGAAGGGGGAACTATTCTACCACATCCCCTACACCGAAGCTGAACTAATCGTATTGGGAAAATAATGGCAAAAGTAAACCTTGGCTCCGTATGGAAGCCTAACTCCAAACCTAAGAATACCTCACAGGGTGGGACCAACCACAGGATTAAGTTGAGTTCAATGAACAAGTCTAAGAAACGTTCCTATAAACCCTCCCGAGGTCAAGGCTGATGTGGATCATTGTTGGACGAACACAGTGTAACTTCTGTGACAGCGCTAAAGCTCTTCTTAGGGGCCTGAACCTACAGTATACGCAGTATAACGTAGATGATCGTAGTAGTAAATGGTTACTCACCCTAATAAAGCAAGCAGGCCACACCACTGTCCCTCAAATCTTTGATGAGGGTGGTAATTATATTGGCGGTTACACTGAACTCCTGAAACACTTCAAGGTGGAATAATGCAAGAGCCAGCCCAGAAGCGAACCCGACGATCCAAGACTAAGTTTGATAATGATAAAACCTCTCTGACCCTAACCCCTAAGACTGAACGACAGAAAGACTATATCAACGCCCTAGACACCGCCTCACAGGTAGTGGTGTTTGGTCCATCTGGGACAGGTAAGACCTATGTTGTGTCGTCTTATGCAGCAAGCCTATACCACACTAAGGCTATTGATAAGATCGTCATTACACGGCCTCATGTGGCTGTAGGGAAAGAGCTTGGGTTCCTTAAGGGTGACCTAGAGGATAAGACAAAGCCTTGGGCAATGCCTGTCATAGACGTTCTCGAAGAGCATCTAGGTAAGGGTGTAGTGGAGACTGGCATCAAGAATGGTAATATTGAGATTGCACCCCTAGCTCTTATGAGGGGTCGTAGTTTTAACAACGCCTTTATTATCTGTGACGAGAGCCAGAATATCACCTTCCACGAGCTTAAGATGCTCTTGACAAGGGTGGGTCAGAACACTAAGTTGGTTCTTAATGGGGACATTATGCAGTCTGATCTTAAGGAAGCTGATGGTCTATCGAAGATTGTTCATCTCGTTAAGAAGCATATGCTACCTGTCCCTATTGTTGAGTTTCAGGTAGAAGACATCATCAGGAGTGATATGACAAAGATGTGGGTAGAAGTGTTCGTCAAGGAGGGCATCTAATGGCTAAATGGAGTGAGGAGAAGATTACCGCAATGTTTGGTGGCCAAGACATGGTAAACAGTCCAGCACACTACGGTTCAGGCACTATTGAGTGCATTGAGTATATTGAGGATATGCTTACCCCAGATGAGTATATTGGGTACCTTCGTGGGAATATTGCAAAGTATATGCACCGATTTAGGTATAAGAATGGCCTAGAGGATTTGAAGAAGGCTGAGTGGTATCTCAAGCGTCTGATCGACTTCCAGTCTACGACCTAAAAACAAAAAACCCCCGTCATCCTTGAGTGGATGCGGGGGTTAGTCTTTTTGTAAATGCTATTTTCGTCTAAATAGGTTGACGATACTTCTTGAAATTTCTTGGGGCGATGGAAATAACCACCCTAGGATCAACAGTAGTACTACCCATACAGGGACTTCATTGACTACGACAGTTTCGACCTTATCGCTTGCCACCTTAGTGGTTGTAGTTCTCTGGTCGATAGAGCCTACATTTGAGTCGGGTTCAACATTAACCGTAGGGGAGACATTGTTTGTCGTTCCAACCGTTTGGTTATTTGTTTTCCCAATCTGTGTGTTCGCTGCTACGTTCGGCCCCCCGCCTGTTAGAAGACTGAGAGGAGTTTTGCTGCAACTTGCCATAAGCATCAAAACCAAAAGCAGCGGCAGCAAAAGAGAAAATCGGCCAAACAAGAACTTCAATGATTGTGACATCTTTTACCTCTACGACATAGACTAGCCACAACAGAAGGGCTACGGCCAATTCTCTCTTATACGTTTTCATTTATTCTTCTTCCACAACAGTGTCAGTAGTGCAAATACTAGGGTGTTGAAGATAAACCAAATGTAATTGCTAAAGTCCCGACCCCAGATGTCTCCCAATAGGAATGCAGTAGTCCAACCACTTTGTGCAATAAGATAGGTTGCAGTTAGGGCTAGGCCAATGCCAGCCAACCAAGATTTACTTTTTACAACCCAGTTAGAGTAAATCATAAGGACAATTACTGCCCAGAGGAATGTTATTGTGTCGATATATACTGACATTCTGGCTCTTTCCCACCTGTTACCCCAAGTTCATAAAATACATTCACGGCCACCCCAAACAGGATTACTCCAGCAATGAGGAAGCCAAGATTATTCTTGACCCTTCGAAAACTCATTGCCCTAGACCCCCTCGCACAATCCAAGCTACAACGGCAGAGATAAAGCCCCCGATAACAAACAAGACACTACGGTCTAGCAGTTGTTGTCTTTTCTCTTCATTCTTAGCCATCGTCTCTACGGTTTGATTGAGGAGGGCAATGGTTGTATTTAATTGGATAATGCTTTTCTCAAGATGGTCATTGGATTCTTCTAGTTTAGAAACACGTCTTTCCAAATCCTCTGCACTCATGCTGGGTAGTCCTTCCAAGATAGTTGGAAATGAGGCCCATCCTTAAAGGACTCCCAGTCACCACCCCATTCAACATCAACACCAAGCTCTTCGGCGGCTTGTTTCATTGCGTCAGCGATAGGGTAGTAATACTCCCAATCCCAAGAGATGGGATACGGGAAGAGGTCAACAGCATGACCCGTAAGGTGTCTACTATTCATTGTAGTAGATTTGCCAGTGTTTACCAGTTCTTTTTGTCGTGAGAGGGACCGAAGCCCCTCCCCAACAGAAAAGTCTTGCTCACTGATCTGTATTGCTCTTTTAACGACAGCCACTAGGTCAGGGTGGACACCCTCTAGTTTCTGCTTACTTCTAACGCCTAGTTGATATGACATGTTATGGCCTCCTAGCGATAGACAACTGCATATATGTCTTCGAAATCAATTTTGGTATTAGACGCAGTGGACCCAGAATAAATCTCAAAAGATGTTGTTGTCCTTGTATTGTATACTGGGATAGCGTGTCGGTCTGTGTGTAGGTCGCTGTATCCCCCACTAGCTATGATTGCATAGTTTGTATCTTCTAGAGCATCTGTAAAATTAACTCTGTAGCGGCCAACCCCAAGATCAGTAATTGATGCTACATTGTAAGAACCACGGATGGAAACAGTCCCTGTCCCATTGAAGTTTACCCACGCTTTGATAGGAGATGGGGTTACTAGAGCATCAATAGCAGCCTTGACTTTAGCAGGGCTAACAAGGCTTTCTGTCGTCCCCGTCCCAGACTCCCAAGTAGCTTGAGATTGGTCCCCTAGAAGCCCTGTCTGCGTCCCAGAGGTGTTTACCACTTGTGTATTATCTAGGACACGGAACCCACCAGTCTGGTCGATATAACCCACACTAAGCCATGCAGAGTTAGCCTCATTACGGAGCTTAAGTATGTTGTTGGTAGTATCATACCAGAACTGGTTGGCATACTTCGTAGCAGGCTCAGAACCCCCAGAGGAGTTAGAAACCAGAGCTTTAAGTGCAGAGTTGATGTCCGCCCTTGCATTAGAGGCAGTTTGGTTTGCAATATCGAAATCGTGTTGGCTCATGTTTTCCTCTTAGTATTCTACGTCTGCACTTAAGGTCAAGACCGCTGGGGTATAGTAGGAGTTAGTGCTTGTCAAGTTCGCACGGAACTTAAAGGCCCTACCAACAACATAACCACCGTTAGCCAGAACCCATGAACTCCAAGTAGGAGTTCCTGCCGGATCATCATCTGTAGTTGCAACTTCAATCACAACACCAACATCCCCGAAGTTTGCATTTTCATTAGTCCAAGTATCCCAAGTATCAGGCCAAGTGTCCCAATTCTGTGGAATAATATCCCAAAGAAGTGTCCCGTTGTCGTAACGACGTTCAAGGGTGTTGTAACCAGTAATACGAGCATTACGAGAAGAGCCAGTATCAATGTAACTAGCAAACTCATAAACACCAGAAGGGCTAGCCGCAGAAGTGTCGTCAATCTCCAAGGAACTAGATACAACAACAGTGTTAGTCTTAGTCCCTGCAAAGGTTGGGTCTTCTGTTACAGTATCGGTTGTTCCCAACTGAGGTAGGTCAGAGGGAAGGACGACAACAGTGGTAGTCCCTTCACTGAAGTTATCTTCTTTGTCGTATGCCTTAATCAAGTAAGTCCCTGACCGTGCAGGCAGGGCAGCTTGAGTGGCAGGACGTGGGATTTTCTCAATGATAGTGGTAGAGTTACCCCAGACTGCACCAGATGTTGCTGAGTTATGCTTAATGACATAGTGTGACAAGTCAGCATCAGGGATTGCAGGCCAAGTTAAAAAGAGGGTCCCACCAGACACTTCAAAGTTCAACTCATCAACATCAGATGGGTCTCCAATAAAGGCATTGATCTCTTGGTCAAGAAGGCTTACCCAATCACCCTTAACACCAAAGGTGTTGGTAGCCCTTGCTCGGAAGTCAAAGTTACCAACCTCAAGGTCAACAGCCTCAAAGACCCCAATAGGTCCAACCCCGATAGACTTCCAATTACTATCAGAGGTCTTCTTGTATTCAACCTCAATCTTACTGATAAAGACATCAGAGAGTGCCGTTATAGTTACGAGAGCAATGTTGGAGACTTTCTGATTTGCGACCTGGGCAACAGCCTCTACATCAATACCAATAGGGGTTACAATAAATGGTGAAGGCAAGGTTGTGTTATCTTTCTCGTAGATAGCACCATCAGAAATGTCATCGAAGACACCCTCTGAGATTTCCCTAAGTATCATTTGAACTTGAAGGTCACTATTATCTACTAGACCAAAGGTCCACGACACTACTTCAAACTCTTTTTCCGCCCAACCGAAACGGTTATTAGTTAGTTTAATATTATCACCAACTTGAACCTGAAAAGCTCTCATGCCAAAGGAAGCCTGAACTGTAAGCTGTTGACGGTTACGTTCAAGGTAAACATTGGCAATACGACGAGCCATCCCTACATCAGAAGTAAATGCTAGGTTAAGGTCAGTTACAGTTTCCTGCCCATTATCCGCAGCCACAAAATCGTCATTAGATACAGGAGGAAAGTCTGTCAGTTGCCAGTTAGATTCTTCACCCTTCCACACACCATTAACAGTGTTGAAATTATCACGACGAGAATGACGAGTAGTTACAGAGATAGAACTTCTCAGATCGTCTTCTGTGAATGCCACAGACGGAGCAGTCCAATAAGCAGGCTTAGTTCTCCATTTACCCTGAGCATACCACAAAAGCCCTCCCATAGAAGATAAGAGGTTCTGTAGGAGGTCATATGGGTTAGAGCCAGTGGTAAAGCTACCGTTTGTCGTGTATCGTTGGTCCCCAGTCAGTGTTGGGTAATCATAGTAATCACAGACATTGGCAGCAGTAGTGAACAAGGTGTCGTCAATGTTATCCGAGGTTTCCCCAAGACCATAACGGGTGTTGAGTAGATAATCACGAATACACAAGGCAGGATTATCAGACCAAGCAGTAGTCTCAGTGCGAGGGTCATAAACCTTTTTACCCTTAATCACAGCGGTGACTTCTGGGACCCCATTGGGAAACACATCCTGATTGAAATCGTATCTAATGTAAAGGTAAGCAATACCCCGAAGACGGTGCTTATTGGTCCAACTAGTAACTTCTGAAACAAGGTCACTATCTGCCAGTTGGTCGTCAGAACCAAGGTGAGTGTTAATACGGACATACCCATCATAACGATCTGGACTAGTCACATTACCAGAACCATCAATCGTTACTAATTCATCATTAAGGTAAATCTCCTCAAAGGATTCAATCTCATGCCCAGCAAAAGCAAGAACCCTGTGTAGATAACGGTTATTATCCCCTGTGGTCCCATCAAATACTCGAACACCCGCAACTTTAGTTTTGCCATATATAATCTGGTGGTCAGCGACGGAGGAAGTGGTTGTTACACTGTAGCCACTTGCGGCTGATTTTGGTTTAGGGGACAGTGCATTGATAGCTGCCCCAATAGCAGTAGTCACAAGGAAGTGAGATGCCATCATCCCAATTGCTGAGGTTGCCCCAAAAATTGAGGCGAAGCTCAAACTTACTGCACCACCAGCACCAAGCGCACCGACAGCAGTTGACATAAGCGCCATACCAGCAGAAATAGCCATATCAATCTCCTAGATATTTAGTGTATACCCTCTCAATCAAGTTAAACTTGAGAAAGGACATCAAGGTGTCAAATGGTTGATGCACCTTAGTATTAACTTTGAGGATTGATACCCCATCTTCTTTTAGACACTTCTCTGCAAACTTTATTAGCTTTATGCCAGTATAACCTTTGCGGTAATCTTTATGGAGGTAGATTATATCATTCTCTGCGAAGATATGATCCTTGTAGTGGAGACTTCTGCCTACAAGAACGACAAAATAACCAACCAGATTAGAACCATCCCTAGCTGTGAAAATCTTAAGTGTTCCAGACTCTTCTAGTGCCTCATAAGATTCCCAGTCGGGATTAAGTTTAATCACCCCTTTGTTCAAGGCAATCTCTTCCCAGTGCAATTGGATTAACTCTTCACAATCCTGCCGACAATTATCTAAGAACTCTTGCTGGTAGGTTATCATATTCACTCCACAATCGAGTCTCTGGCTTGCTGTCGTTTTAAGATGATTTCCTCTGGGACAGGTTTACCAGTCTCAATCTGACGGGCAATATACCAATCAGTCGAGGTTAGATAAGCCTTAGCCTTCATATTGATAACAACTTGCTCTTTCGTCATGGTGCTACCTTACCCCAGAAGATTTCCTTATCTTGCAAGTCTTCCACGAAGTCTAATCCAAGATCATTTGGGAATAGATACTTCTGCCAAGAAGAAGTGAACCTAGAGGTTCTTGGTTTTTCGAGGTCAATAAGTTTGTTCTCAATAGTGAGGGTAATAGTCGAAGCCTCAGCCCCCTCTTCAATATTCATCTGGTCCATATAACCAGCAAAGATTTCAGTGAGTTCAGTCTTGCGGTCCTCAAGGAGTATCTTGCCACCATCTTCAAAGAGAATGTAAGCAGCATCTTCTTGGAGTATTACACCACGAGAGAACGTACCAAAGTAAATCTTAGCCTGACGACCCTGATAAGGCTCACTGAGGGCCAAGGATAGGACTTCTGAGGGGACACCACTAAGAGTAACAGTTGCCCCCTTAGCGGCGATTTCTGAGGTCTCTTCGATAGCATCAATGGCTAGAAGATTACCAGTCCCATACCACGACAAACCTTGGTAAACTAATGTCCCTTGGCCAGTCCAGAGACGTAATACTTCTGCACCATCAAACAAAAGTTCAATAGCAAAGAAAGGGTATATTACACTGTCGTCTAGAAGGTCTAGTGTAGTTTGTGTAACGTCTCTGGACATATCACTTAAGCCTTTTCAGGGTTGGTTTCTTCAAGAGAGCCTTTAAGCATCTGGACGAAAGCATCCTTACTCAGGCTCAGTGGGCCATGCCACGTCGTGTGGGAATCCATCTTGTGTAGTAACATCACGCAACGCTTGACGATACGCTGCCCATGCAGCCTGATCTACTGGAGCATCTGCGACTTGTGTCCAGTCGGTATCCGCTAGGAGATTGTTGCGATGGTCACGGACATTGCGTTCCGCTTGCTCTAAAGGCAGAGCTTCCAGTTTATACGGAAGCATCCACGCACCGTTCACTTCGACAAAATCATCGTCAATCAATCTCCACGCTAGGCCATCATATTCA